TCACAGGCCTGCGTTTGCAGCTGCGCCCGCTGACCACCTCGCTGATGGTGGCCGCGCGCGCGGATCCTGCGATCCAAGGCCTTGCCACTGGTGCCAGTGATGATGAACGCGCGGTGGCCTTTGCCAAAGCGCTGGCCCGCTTGGCCATTCTCGAATGGGAGGGCGTTGGCGACGAGGATGGAAAACTTCTGCCACTGACGCCCGAGGCCATTGATGCGCTGCTGGATCTCTGGCCATTATTCGAGGCGTTCCAGACCCAATATGTTGCCAAAGGCCTGTTGATTGATGCGGAAAAAAACGGCTTTGCGCCCTTGCCGAGTGGTCCTTCGGCGGGGGTGACGCCTATTGCGCCGCCTGTGAGCAAGACTGCCTCGACTGCCCCAGCCGCGTAAACGCACCGCAGACTTATGAGGGCTGGCAGGTTTGGGACCTGGTGCAGCGCTTGGGCGGCCAGCTGCGGCTGGCGCAAGGGGCGTCAGGCAATGCGGTGATTGGCTGGGACATGGCGGCAGCCTTTGCGCTGGCCTCTGCGCTTGGGCTTTCGCCGCTGGCTGTGGCCGAGATGCTACCGGCTGTTGAGGCGGTAATGGTTCAGAAACTTAACGAGAGGATGGAACAAGGGCTATGACCGAAAAACGTGTCTCTGTGCGCCTCTCTGCCAGCGGCGGGCGGCAAGTGCGCGCCGAGCTGGAAGGTGTTGGCGATGCGGGCACGCGTGGCTTTGGGCGTTTGTCCCGGGAGATGGATCTGGCCAATGCGCGGCTTGCGGCCTTATCGCGCCGGGCGGCCCTTGCCGCGGGCGTTATGGCTGCGGCCACAGTGGTGGCGGGAGTGGCCATGATCCGCTCTGGCCTGCAAACCGTCGATGCGCAGGCCAAAATGGCGCAATCTCTGGGCACCACGGTGGAAAGTCTGCAAGTGCTGGACCGGGCCGCTGATCTCTCGGGCGTCTCGATGGGCAATGTCGAGCAGGCCACGGTGCAGCTGACACGGCGTCTGAGCCAGGCAGCGGCAGGTGCTGGCCCGGCAGTCCAAGCGCTTGACCGCCTTGGTCTGTCTGTCAGCGCGCTGCAAAGCCTGCCGCTTGATCAACGTATTGCCTTGATCCAGGATCGGCTGGCAGAGTTTGTGCCCGAAGCCGAGCGCGCGGCGGTGGCCTCACAGCTCTTTGGCGACCGCGCAGCCCTGGTGTTTACGCGCATTGATACCGCCACGCTGCGCCAAGCCACCGCTGACGTGAATGATTTTGGCATTGTTGTCTCCGAGCAGGACGCAGACCAGATTGAGCGCACTAACGATGCGCTGTCGCGCCTCGGGCTGATCTGGCGGGGTGTATCAAACCAGCTGGCGGTGGCAGCGGCCCCAGCCCTTGAGGCGGTGGCCAACGCACTGGCGGCGGTGTCCAAAACCACGGGACCGCTGGGCCAAGCGATTGCGGGTGTTTTTGACAACCTTGGACGGCTTGGTGCCTATGCTGCGACCTTTGCGGCCTTCTTTGCCGGGCGCTGGGTTGGCGCAATGGCGATAGCGGCGCTGTCGGTGCGCGGGCTTGCCACAGCCCTTGTGGTCGTGCGGGGCGCGCTGATCCGCACCGGCATTGGCGCGCTGATCGTGGGCGCAGGTGAGTTGGTCTATTGGTTCACTCGGCTTGTTGCGGGTGCTGGCGGCTTTGGCGCCGCGATGGGGCTATTGAACGACGTCGCGGTCGAGGTCTGGGGCCGGATCAAAATGGCGGCCAGCTCGGCTGGGGCCGCGGCCACCGCGATGTTCTATGATCTGAAGGCGGACGCGGCCATGGGCATGGCGTCCGCAATTGAAAGTGTGGTGGGGTTTGGCAATGCGACAGCCAACACCTTCGAAGGCGCTCTTTTGGCCGTGAAGGCAATCTGGTCGCGCCTGCCTGGCGTGATCGGCGATCTGGTGTTCACAGCGGCCAACCGCATGCTCGACGGCATTGAGGCAATGCTGAACGGGGCCCTCGGGCAAATTGATGCTTTTACCGGCAAAATCCGGGATGCGCTGGCAGCTGTTGGGATCGAGACAGCCTTTGGTCAGATTGGCGAGATCAGCCTTGGCGATATTGCAAACCCCTTTGCCGGGGCCTCAGCCGAGGCGGGCACGGCGGCGGCCGAAGCGTTCCAGCGCGCCTTTGCCAAAAATCCCCTGACCGCCCCTGATCTTGGTCTGAGCGGCCTTGCCACTGACGCGCTTGCGACCGCGAACAGCTACCGCCAGGCCGCGAGCGATCTTGCTGCAGGGGCCACAGCGCCGCTTGCAAGTTGGCAGGCGCTCAAAGATGCCGTAAGCGGCAGTGGTGCTGCGGGCGCTGATGCGCTTGATGAGGCACAGGCCTCGGCCTCAGGCGTTGCGGAGGCCTTGGACAGCGCAACAAACGCGGCCAACTCTGCAGGTGGGGCGGTTAAGACCGCCGCTGAAGTGGCCAAAACGGGCTGGGCGGCCGTCTCACAATCCTTGGCGGACTATTCCAAGCAGGCGATGGACTGGGGCAAGGGGCTTGGCAGCACTTTGGTCAGCGGCTTTCAATCGGCGGAAACTGCGTTCAAGCAATTTATCACCACCGGCAAGTTCGACTTCAAGTCCTTGGTGTCTTCAATCCTTGCTGATTTGGCAACGCTGGCGTTCAAGCGCGCGGTTCTGGGCCCGATCGCCAACGCGCTGTCGGGGGTCTTTGGGGGTGGAGATATATTTGGCTCGGTTTTGCATGCAGGCGGCATGGTCGGGACTGGCGGAACCAGCCGCAGGGTTCCCGCGCTGGCCTTTGCCGCAGCCCCGCGGATGCATGCCGGAGGCTGGGCGGGCCTGAAACCCGATGAGGTGCCCGCGATTTTGCAACGCGGCGAGCGGGTGTTGAGCCGCAGGCAGGCGGCGGGCTATGGCGCAGGCGGTGCTGCATCCAATATGTCGATCTCAATTGACGCGCGCGGCGCACAGATTGGCGTGGCCGAACAGATTGAGGCCCGCCTGCGCGCGGCTCTGCCCGAAATCGCGCGCATCGCCAAGCAAAGCGTCGCGGATGGGCGGCGGCGGGGTCAGGCGATATGACAATTGCAGTGTTGCCACTGGTGCTGGTGTCCGCACTTGAACGGCGTCTGGTTACCTCCGTGGCCGAGGCACGCTCACCCTTTACCGGCACGTCGCAAATCCAGGACTGGGGTGCCTCATGGTGGGAGTACCAGATTGAGATGGCGGTAACGCAAGGTGTCAATGGGCGCAGGTTGTCTGCGTTCTTTGCCGCTTTGGGCGGTTTGCGGGGGCGGTTCCTGTTTCCTGACCCAACGATCGAAGTGCTGGCGGGGGCGGGCAATCCTTATGTTACCGAGACGCAGGCGGCGGGTACTTTGAGTCTGCGCACCGCAGGCTGGGGACTTGGCCTGCGCGCGGGGGATTTTTTCCAGTTGGGATTGGACGCGACGACACGGCTTTATCAACTGACGGCGGATGTGACGCCGGTTGGCAGCGAGGCCGAACTGGCGTTTGTGCCATCCCTGCGCGCTGTTGTTCAGGTTGGCACGCCGATTGGGCTTGAGAGACCGTCGGTGCTTTTGCGCCTGACAGCGCCAGTACCAACAGTCATTGGCCGGGCGGACCAGCACCGGTTTACGATCTCAGCCCGAGAAACGCTTTGAAACCGGAGGCGCTTTGAACTGCGAGGGCGTTTGACGTGAGCCGGGATGTAACCGCAAATTACGCGGAAGGAGGAAGTCTGACATGAGCCGAGATGTAACCGCCGCTTTTGCTGCGGCACTGGCAGAGCAACACCTTCGCCCAGTGATCTTCTTCGAGGGCCAATTCGCCACGGGCTGGGTGCGGATTTGGTCTGGGCTGGGCGAGATCGGCTGGAATGGCCAAACTTGGGCTGGGGCTGGATCGCTTCTAGGCATCGGTTCTCTTGATGAAACCGGCGAGGTCGTGGCGGGCGGCACGGCGGTCTCGTTGTCTGGCGTACCGCTTGATTTGGTTCAAATGGCCATTGAGGAAGCGCGTCAGGGCCTTCCCGGCCGGATCTGGCTTGGGCTTTTGTCTGAAACAGGTCAGGTTATCGCTGATCCGGTGCAGGCCTTCTCGGGCCGTCTTGATGTGCCAGAAATCAAGGATGATGCTGACAGCTGCACGATTACCATCAGCTATGAAAGCCGGTTGATCGACCTGACCGTGGCGCGGACCTGGCGCTACACCCATGAAAGCCAGCAGGTGCTGTATCCGGGTGATCTTGGCTTTGAATATGTGACCGCCATCCAAGACCGCGAAATCACCTGGGGACGAGGCTAATTTGCAGATTTGGTCGGGTTTGAGGGGCTATTCATCTGGATAAGCTGTGGATAGCTGGCCCGGCAGCGGCCCTGCATGTTCGTGAGGCTCGGCCGGTCTTCGGGGCAATCTTTGGCAATGATGTCGAGCGCTGTGGGCAGCGGCGTATTCGCACCAACACGCTCCACAAAACGTTCTTTGGAATAGCGCCCGAAGCGACCGCAGACAGGGCAGCTGATCTCGACAGTCTCAAAGGGGAAATCAAAGGCGCGCATGCCGCAAAGTTGGCGCGCCACGCTTAGATGGGCAAGGGAAAATGATGCCTCACATCGACAATTGGGAACGCCACCTCGCAGAGGCAATCGACGTCGCACGTGTAAAACCCTTCGTTTGGGGTGTTCACGACTGCGCAACATTTGCTTTTGGGATCCGAAGCCTGCTCACGGACGGTGAGGATGTGGCCGCGCTCTGGCGCGGACGCTACAGCACAGCGCTTGGCGGCGCGCGCGTCATGCGCCGTCTTGGCTGGGGCTCGCTGGAAGACATGGGGCTCGCACTGCTCTGTGCGCCGCGCGAGACACCGCTGCTGGCCCAGCGGGGTGACATTGTGCTGGCGGACACTGGCCTTGGTTTTGGAATTTGCGTCGGCGCTACGGCGGTCGGCATGGCAACCGAAGGCCTCATGACCGTGCCGCTTACTTCCTGCCGACTTGCCTGGACCATCTGAAACCACCAACCTGATATTGGACAACCCCCATGCCCTTCATCGTCTCAGCCGTCGTCGCCGTTGCGGGGGCGATCAGCGGAGTATTGGCCGCAGGCGGCATTGGCATGGCCCTGATCCGGATCGGCGGCACGCTGCTGTTGTCTTATGCAGCACAGGCTTTGATGCCAAAGCCACAAACGACGTTGCAAAACCGCACGGTAACCATCCGCGAGCCCGTGGTGCCGCGCGATCTGGTGTACGGCCGCACCCGCAAGGGCGGGGTTATAGTATTCCTGCATTCCTCGGGATCTGACAACGCAGTCCTTGATTTGGTGATCGTGCTGGCCACGCACCGGGTGAACTCCATCGGGGCTGTTTATTTTGAAGGCGAGGTCGCGCTGAATGCTGTTGGTGCTGCGCAGGGTCGCTGGGCGGGCAAAGTCAGCATCGAGAAGAAGCTGGGTGATGCCAACCAGACCGCCTTCGCTGGGCTGAAAGCAGCACTGCCGGACAAGTGGACCGAGAACCACCGCTTGCGGGGCTGCGCTGCAATCCATCTGCGGCTGACCTATGATCAGGATGCCTACCCGGGCGGCATTCCAAACATCACAGTGGATCTTGAGGGCAAGAATGATATCTGGGATCCGCGCATCCAAGCGTCCGCTTATTCGGAGAACCCCGCACTTTGCTTGGCTGATTATATGGCAAACACCACCTGGGGCATTGGCGCACGGATCGGTCAGCCGGACGGCATTGATGAGATGTCGCTCATTGAGGCGGCCAATATCTGCAATGAGCCGGTTACGCTCGCAGGGGGCGGGACGGAGCCGCGCTATGCCTGCAACGGGGTCATCACGCTCTCCGAGGTTCCCAAAACCATTATCGAGGGGTTGCTGACATCCTTCGCCGGGCGCTGCGCTTTCTCGGGTGGGGCTTGGCGCATTCACGCAGGGGCGTGGCGCGCACCCTCAGTGGCGCTGACCGCAGATCATGTTCGCGAGGCCGGTCTGACCTTGGCCACACGCGTGACGATGTCGTCAAACTTCAACGGGGTGCGCGGACAGTTCGTAAGCCCCGAGAATGACTGGCAGCCCGATGACTTTCCGGCCTATGCCAGTGCTGCCTATTTGGTGGAGGACGGCGGAGAGCAGAAATGGCGCGATATCTCGCTGCCCTTCACCATCTCGGCTGCAATGGCGCAGCGGCTGGCCAAGATCGAGCTGGAACGCGCGCGGCGTCAAATGACGGTGCGACTGTCGGGCAAGCTGTCCGCTTGGGCGGCCACCGTGGGCGATGTGGTCACGCTGTCTTACGCCCGTTGGGGCTTTGCTGCCAAACCGTTTGAAGTGCAGGGCGTCAGCCTTGATCTTGCGGCCTCGGGTGATGCGGCACTGCTGCTGCCAGAACTGGTCCTGCGCGAAACCTCGCCGCTGGTGTACGACTGGTCGGCAAACGAGGCACAGATATATGCGGCCGCCCCGCGCACGGCGCTGCCGAATGCCTATGATATTCCAGCGCCGGGGCCGCCCACGGTTACAGAGGATCTTTATATCACCCGTGATGGTGGCGGGCTCAAGGTTCTGGCGCGCGTTGCCTGGGAGGCCGCCCCTTCGGGCTTTGTCGCAGGCTATCAATTGCAGGCACGGCAGAGTGCAGGCGGTGATTGGCTGGATTATGGCCGCACCGATGGCACCAGCCTTGAGATCCGCGATATTGCGCCGGGGGTGTGGCAATTCCGGGTGAAAGCGATCTCGGTGCTGGGCGTGTCGTCGGTCTGGCAAACCGCGTCAGTCGAAATTCTGGGCCTGACAGCACCCCCAGCCGGGCTGGGCAGCGTCACGCTGCAAACCGCCGGTGGTCTTGCCATCCTGAAATGGGCC